TTATAATTAGTATGTTTTTTCAATAAAGTTATTTTTTTGGATTTTCTTTAGTACTTCTTTTTCTATTTGGGTCACTCGGACATAAGAAATGCCTAGACGTTCGCCAACTTGCTTCAAAGTCATATTTCCATTTTTCTTAATTGCTATCTCTGTGCAGTTGAGGTCTTCATCATATTCAATCCACAATCTACATTCTTTTTTCTTGCAACATTTTTTATCTTTTACGCATGCTTCTGCACATATTTTCATAGATCCTCCTCTCTTTCGATCATGTCAAATATATCTTCTATTTCATCCTGATTCAACCCAAAACGGTTGATAATATCTTGTTCTTTTTTTCTTATTTCTTTTGCTTTCTTCATTCTAAACTTTCTAGCCAACATACTGCTTTCTTTCATTTTTTCTATAAAAGGCATTAGAGTTGGGTCTTCTAGAAGATAAGCTTTTATATATTCATTAAAAAACCAGAACTTCGTTATATCATCAAATTTGAGTTTGATACGCAAGTTTGCATCTAAGGTTCCTAAGCTTGGAACTCTAATATATTTTGCATCTTCTGGTAATATTTTTCTTTTTTTCATTTTGCAAGAATGTGGGTTCTGCTTTCTCCAAGCCCAGCACTAGTTTGACGAATAAACTTTGTCTTCGTCCATAGTTCGGTAATATTCCGTGCTCCTGAGTATGAGAAGCCAGATGTAATGCCATTTCTAATGTCTCGTAAAACATCTTCTAGATCGCCTTTATATGGGATGCGAGTTGAGATACCTTCATTAGAAGAATATTTTCCTCGCCATTTGATTTGTGCTTCTTTGCTAGCCATACCTCGGTATATTTTATATTGTAAGCCATTGGCATCTTCTATAACAAATCCTGGGGATTGTTCCGTTCCAGCCAGCATAGAACCTAGCATTACAAAATCTGCTCCTGCTGCTAATGCTTTAACTATATCGCCAGAACTTCTAATGCCGCCGTCGGCAATGATCCTTGCGTCTCTATCGCTGACGGCACAATCCATAATCGTTTGTAGTCCTGGTACTCCGTGCCCTGTTTGAATTCTAGTAGAGCAAATGGAACCACCGCCGACGTTGCACCTTACACTATCAGCGCCCCAGTCAGATAAAGCTTCATAGCCTTCTAGTGTAGCAACGTTACCAGCCATAAGATGAACTGTGTTACCAAAGATGTTGCGTAATGTTTCTAGAGCATTTTTCATAAGAGTATGATGCCCGTGGGCAATGTCAATACAAATGACGTTTGCTCCTGCATCAAACAAAGCACAAGCTCGACTTTCATAATCGCCTGTTACGCCAACGGCGGCAGCGATGGGAGCAAAGCTTGTGCTTTGTTGGATTTGACTTATAATCGCAACTTGTTCAGCAGGGGTGTTATAGCGATGGACGACGCCCAGCCCTCCTGCTTCTGATATGTTGATTGCCATATCATATTCTGTTACTGTGTCCATTGGGGAAGAAATAACCGGCAAATCTAAAAACATTTTGTCGTCTAAATGATTACCAATCGTTACTTCTTGTCTGCTCTCAATATCGGAATATTGAGGTACTAGCAATACGTCATCATACGTTAGAGCTTGTTTCACTTTCCACCTCTTGAATGAGCTTGTTCAGATACCATCGAGCTTTCTTTAGGTCTCTAAGGGATTGTCCCTTGTAAAGATGTCTCGTAACATACTTAACGATATTGCTTTCTGGATAATCCATTTTCCACGAACGAATATATTCGTATGTTTGAATAGCCTGCTCACCTTTCCAATTGACATTGTAATGTGATGGCTGATCAATTTCTTTCTCTTCTACCACTGTTTTGTTTTGCTTTTCCATAGTGCCCTCCCTATTAGCATTCCTGCAAATAAACATATAATGTTGGATGCTGTTAACAACATTGCAACGATAACTTGATCATCTAGCATATAAACTCCATTGTAATTTAATCTTCTTTCTTTTGCAATAGAAAAACAACAATTGTAAATAATATTATTATTTCTATCTGCTTTATAAAGTCTGGGGTAGACTTATATTCTTCTAACAAGGTTAGTATCAAAACTAACCTAATTCAGCCCAACTGCCCTCAATAACATCGACATCTTTTTCTTCTAAGATGCTTATTAAATTGTCCCATTCCTCTGGATTTGTTGTTTCTGTGTGAGTGTCAAAGAGGACATAAGTGGCATCGTAGTCAAAGCCTTGAAGACCTTGCACATAACCACCACGAGCATATTCGAATAATGTTACTTTCTCTGGCTCGACGCCATACTTCTCTTCAAAGATTTCGAGTAGCGGGGCGTCATTACTGCCTTCTTCCCATTCTAGGAACTCATCGGCAATTTCTAGTTCCTCTGCCAAATCGTAATCGATTGCAAAGCCTTTATTTCTCTGTGGGTAATATTCCATTTATAAGTTCTCCTTTTTTTTGTCAAAACGCTCTTGTAGTCCTTGTATAATTTCCATTGCTTTTTCCCAGCAGTTGGGACAATAGAGATTTACTTTTTCTTCTTCTTGTCTTACGACAACGTTCCAAGTCATAACTTGTTCTTTATCCATTTTATTAAAAGATTTTTGACATGTCAAGCATTTATCGTCCATTTTACCAAATAGTGCGACTTTTGCTGCCATTTCTTTTTCGGCTGACTTCTTTTCTTTAGTTGCTTGTTTTCTGCGTAATTTTCTTTCTAAACTCATGGCACCCTCAATTTATTAAGCTGTTCTCCAGCCATCCAGTTTTGATCACAATCTCCGCGAATACCGGGGACGGCTCCGCTTCCAGTCCATTGCCAAACATCCCATTCATCCCATAGTGTGGTAACTCGTGCTGGCTCAACGCCACTATTATAACTTGCTAGCCATACTGGATATGAAGCTAGCTTGTTTTGTAACTCTTTCTCGGCTTTCATAACATATAGCTGCCAAGCCCATCGCGCTGTATAAATGATTGGTTTTACTTTTGTTTCACAACCAACTTTGTATAGCCAGTTGAGATACCACTCGCAGTTATAGTTGTCGTCTGTCTTTACGCCGTTTTCAATGTCAAGCATTGGAACTATATCACCAGTTTCTAATCCAGCTTTTTCTAATTGGAATAGGAAGTTATCTGCTTCTTTTTCCCAATCTCGGGAATCTCCAGCATATGTATCTGGGCGAGCAAAGTGGTAAGCACCTACTATAATATCATTTTCCCTTGCATCATCAAACTTCTTTTGGTAGCCAGGATTCTGATGGGTGGTGCCCTCTGTAACTTTTATCCAAGCATAGCGTACCCCTGCCTCTCTTACTTTCTTAAAGTCGATGGTGCCGTTATGACTTGATACGTCAATACCGGGCAATACTTCAATTCCTAGATTGCCAAGGGTTTGTGGTCCAGCGATACCGTCGATGCCAAGATCGTTGTGTTGCTGATAAGCTCTAACTTCTGCTTCTGTTTTAGAACCAAATTTGCCATCTGCGACAGTGGGTAGCTTGCTTTGTAGTCTTTTTACCTCTTGCCCTTCGTCGCCTTTTCTTAATGTATATATAAAACTCATTTATCTTTCTCCTGTGCTTCCAAAGCCACCTTCGCCTCTCGCACTGTTGATATTTAATATTTCAGCATCTAATACCTCTTCTACATTACAATGAACAATAGGTATTAGAACCGCTTGTGCTATTTTATCACCGGGAGCTATACATTGAGTTGCTGTGCCAATATTGTGAAGATTGACGTACACCTCTCCATCGTAGCCGGGATCTACTACGCAAGCACCGGTAATTAGTTGCCGTTTAGAAGCAATGCCCGATTTATTTTTGATTTCTAGCATATACCCATATGGAACCTCTACTTTTATTCCTGTTGGAATTAGTCGCGATTCCTTTGGTGGGATAAAATAGTTCTTTGAGCAATCATATAATTTCTTTTCACCATTGGGGCAATAGAACAAGTCCATACCCGCATCGCTAGCGTGTGCTCGTAGTGGTAGTTTTGCGTCTTCTCGCAGACGATATACTTTTAAGTTCATTGATTTTCCTTATTTTGTTATGATTCAAGTGTGTTCAAGTCTCATCGCGTAATCAACTTTACATTTTGTTTTCTGAAATACCCAAAAATAACTGTGGTATTTTCTAGCATGTTTTTGTGCTCTATGGTTATGTCCTATGATTCTATTTTTAGCGTTTAAAACAAACATATCTTTTGGGTAAAAGCCTTTTTCTATTGCACAATTCATTATATAACAGTGGGAAAACCAATTTTTCCCACTTGAAACTGTATCTTGGCATTTAAAGACCAGTACTCCATCCTTTTTGAGTATTCTGAAAAATTCAGTCAAACACTCATCATACCATTTCCATAAATCAGTCACATAGCGAAAACCATGGAATCTTTTTCCAATTATGCCAGTTGGAGCCTGCTTTGTATGACCAGCAATAAATGGAGGATCAAACATTATGCTCTTAATGCTTTCTTCTTCAAATGGTAAGTTTTCCGCTGAAGCCTTTTTGATATCTTCTCTCTTAGGAAATAAATCATATTTATATTTTGGCTCCAAAATATCATGCGGTTTGTAAAAATTTCCCTTACTGTAGGTGGGATCCAATTCAAAACCAGCAGGTAAATATAAGCTTTGAATACTGCGAATAATTTCATGCTGATCAAAAGACGTTGTTTTGATAATGCTATCAGAAACTTTTATTTGAACATCGGACATTTAAATTGCACCTTTTTACCTTTACTTCCAGTGGCATATGTCCACGATAACCCCGTACCATAACCTCGCTTTTCACTAGATAGGACTTTTTCGATTGCATGCTGTAGGGGGTGTGTAGCGAAAAACAATACATTTTTGTTTTCCTTACGTAAGCCGTATGTCAGTATGTGATTTGCATATCTAATATCTGAGACTTTTGCCGCTGAGCCAGATAAAACCCAACGTATAAACGGTTCTTTAATATTTGACATTTTCTGTCTTAATGAGGTTTTTTCTTTTTCTGAGAAATCTTTTCCAGAGCCAACTCGCTGATGCTTTTCAAGTAATTGAATCAACTCTGGATCTTCAATCTCTAGTTCTTGTTTCATTGTGCCAACCGAGAACTCAGCAGCAGAAACTTGATCCCGTGTGCTTTGCTTGATGGAAAGATTAATGTTAAATTTATTATTCACTCTGAAACTACAATCGGTTTTTGGTTCAGAGCCATTATCCCTTTTTGGAATGTCGTTTTTGTGAATAGATTCAATGTATTCTACATCATAATGAGAGAGTGTCTTATTAAAGATACTCTGCTCTAAAGTATTCGAATTTATTTTTGAATTATAATTTGCCCAATGAAATGGATCTAAAAAAATCAACTGAGTCAATTCTTCAAACACATCCCCTAACAAATCTGATAGTTTGCCTTGAGAGTATCTGCTTTTATCACCTATACCTTCTCTTTCATAAAGAGAATTCAACAAATCACATGTCCTCGCCTTAGCCTCTTCATTATTGATAGTTTTGCCACTGCCGAAAGCAGTGTGTGTTTCTCGTAATCTAGCGCTGCTGCTCATTATTTTCTCCTAGCTGTTATTTGCTTACCTATATTAATAAAAATTATTTGATTTGTCAACCTAATAATTTCCACTCGTGGATTCCTCTTGTGGAGAAGCCCCATTGTTCTTCAAACTTAAGTTTTGCCATATAAGGGCGATTTACAAAGATTTTATCTTTACCGGGTCTTACTCCCCAACAGCGAATATCTGTCATTGCCGAGTTTTTATCAATCGTCTTGATAACATAGTAAGGTCTGCCCTTGGCAGTTTTGCGTTTGATTACTTCGCGAGGAATGAACCAAGCTACTCCGAGATCGTGGTCCCACTCTGATATAGTTGGGACTTTATAAAAATCTAATCTCTGAAGAATATCGTCAGACATAATCAACTTGAATGGGAATATTCCTGTAATGTCGACTTTGGTTTCGATGTATTCATCTCGCGTAAAGTCTTCCATGTCTTTGTATTCTTCTGCAAGTTCATTTAATTTCTTTAGTGATTTCGGTCTGTTATCGGCTACAACCGTCCAAAAATGTTTTAGGTTGTTGAACCTATCGTCCATCAAATCGTTTAGTGCTTCGGCTTTGATGAGGACGTTGATTGCTTTCTTATTAAGCTTAGAATAGACAATCTCTTTGCTAAAGAGAAGTTCTTCAACAGTGTTAAAAGGTCTGTGTTCGATGATTTGCTCAATTGCTTTTTCTCCTAATCCCTTGATAGAAGTTAGCGGCTGAATAAGAGTTTTGCCATCTTTATCTATCGTCCAGTCAGCCATCGATTTGTTGATATTGACTGGACTAAGCTTGAAGCCGAACTTCTTTGCTGTATTGATTGCTTTTTCTTTTCTACTCTCTGGCTCTTTATCCAGAAATGCAGCCATCCACTCTGCGGGATAATAATTATATAGCCACGCGCACTGAAAAGATATAATAGAATATGAAACTGCGTGTGATTTATTGAAACCATAGCCAGAAAAGAATTCAAACTTTTGCCACATCTTGTCTGCCCACTCTTCAGTTAAACCCTTTTCTATACAACCAGCCACAAACTTAAGCTTGAGAGCAGCTTTCTGTTTGGCTACTGCTCCTGTGCCTTTCTTTGTAAGCAGCTTGCGAAGTTTGTTTCCTTCGTCTAGAGTAAAGTCTTTGCCAAGCTTATGTGCTAGCAAAGCGATTTGTTCTTGGAAGATAAGAAAGCCGTAAGTTTCTTTTGTATATTCTTTTACAATATCGTGTCCGTAGCGAATACCTCTTGGATTTTCTTTTGCTTCCATAAATGTTTCGTGTACATTAGCTGATAATGGACCGGGGCGATAAATTGATGTAACAGAAGCAATGTCAATAATATTCTTTGGTTGTGCCCTCTTACAGAAATTCTGTGCTCCCTTCTCTGTGAACTGGAAGATGCCAGCCCATTTACCTTTCTGGAAGATGTTTTTATAAACTTTCTTGTCGTTTAGGTTTATCTTGTCTGGATGTAAGTACTCGTCATAATAAGCCTTTACATCTTCGAAGGTTGGGTTCTCTACTCCGTGATGGCGACGAAGGATGTGTGTAACAGCACCCTCAATCATCTTTAGGGTTGATAGCCCAAGAATATCAAATTTGATAAAGCCCATTGGCTCTAACTGTCTTACGTGTTGCCCTTCACTCCATGGAGTTTGGGTGACACCTCCGCTGTTGATAAGAGGCATATATTTGTCTAGATCTTCGCCAATAACCACACCACCAGCGTGTCTGGACACAGAGCGAACTTCACCGACTAATGCTTCCACGTGAGTTTTGATTTTAGGATACTTACGTAAGAAGTTTCTTAAACTGTCTGAGTACTCCATTACCTCTTCGAAGGTTGGAGCATAGACACCAGCTTTGATGCCGCGTATCTTCTTTGCGATAGGAGTTGCCTCTGCAATCATTTTAGAAGTTACAGAGTTCGCCTCTACAAAAGGAATTTCATAAAGCTTTGCGATGTCTTTGATTAGAGAACGCAACTGTAGTTTATTAAAGTTTGAAATAGGAACAACGGTATTACCACCCCAGTCCTCAATCAACATTTCTTTGAGTACCATCGGGTTGGACACATCGTAATCAATATCAGGATAATCTTTTGAGTCCTTCGTCATAAAACGAGAGAACAGAAGATTGTACTTGATTGGGTCGACTTGCGTGATACCTAAAACATACGATACAAGCGAACCTGCGGCTGAACCACGTCCTGCGCCTGTAAGTTGTATAGTAGTTGCTTTATCTACGACTGCTTTCATCGTAAGGAAGTATTTGCTAAACCCTCGTTCGCTAATGACGTTAAGCTCTTCTTTGAGACGTTCGACATATTCGGTATTATCTTGTAGCCCAAGCCCACGAAGTCCATCGATACTTGCGGCTACTAAGGCTCCATCTGGTGTCTGACCAGCGGGAATAACAAATCCCGGTAGGCGAACTGTATTGTCAGGCATAAAGCGTTCAATGCGATTATGAGCGATGTGGTGCGTGCGTTCGATGCTTTCTCTTACTAGCGTGTCATCATAGTCGCCGTCTTTGGAATAGCTTTCATATGCCTCCCACATTTGGTCGCCGTTCTTTGGAAATAGCTCATAG